GCCCTGCGGCCTTGGCCCTCCAATGAATTTGCCCGCCCCCGTCAAATTGGCCACCCGTCAAGCCCGATCGCAGGCTTTGCTTTGTGTCCCATCTGCGCCCGCGTCACATCCTGGTGACACGGCACACACAATGGCCGGCAATTCATCGGATCAAGCAATGCACCACCTCTAGACGTTGGCACAATATGATCCACATCCCTTGCCGCAGTAACGCGCCCAACCTCTAGGCATATGCGACAAAGCGGTTCTTCCTGCAATATGCGAAGCCTCAACTTGTCCCATGCCCAAGGTCGCTTGCGTGGCATGATCGCACCTTAAGTGATCTGCGGTGATGTAGCAACCACCTCACGCATCAGCCGTTCGATATACCACTTCGCCTTGCCCAAGTCTGTAGCGCCACCCTTCTCCCGCCAGCGCCAAAGATATTTGATCGCGTTGGCTGTGCAGATGGCCTCAATGCCGTAAAGGTTCGCCGTAGCAGCCGCCAGAGCGTCTATGCATTCAACATCGCCTTGGCGGTAGTGGTTTGGATTTATGTGATCTATCATTGCTCACCTCATTTAATGCCGCACCGCTATCACCCTATCACCCTGCACCTTAAGGTGCAGAGGGTGAGGGAGGGTGAGGTTAGCGGCTTTTTGCCCCCTTTTTCACCCTAACCCTCACCCTCACCCTAGGGTGACTTAGGGTGACCATTTTTAGCCATTATCATCGCGCCACGGTGCGTTGGATCGGTGAAAATCCAGCCGTGTTCCGTTGTCTCAATCATGTCTGATATGATCAACGTTCCGATGATTTTGTCCGTATAAGACGGATTTAGCATGTTATCGACAGTGCGTTTTGCGTTGCCATCTTTTTCTAGCGCCGCGCGCAAAAATGAACGGGACAGGTAAGGCATCCCGTCACGTTCCTCTGCGCCGCTCTCCCACCAAGCTTTTTCCCAGCGTTTGCGAAATTGCGCCAGCTTACTGTCAGCCTTTGGCGTTTGTTCCGGCGCTTCGGCTGGCATGACCACAACGCTTTTTACCGGCTCACCATCCTCATCCATCCAGCCTGGAATGACCACTTCGACAAGATCAGCGTGCAGGAAATGATCGGGTTGCCCGTCCTTCATTTTCTTGTTTACGATCTTAAGCGGCTTGCCTGCTTGCACGCTATATTCCACGTCAAGCGCGCCCTTCCATGCGGACGATCCGCGCGCCCGGTGCTGGGCTTCATCACTCACTCCAGTGTGGTGAACGAGAATGACAGTGCAGCCAAATTCTTCCTTTAGGCCGTCTGCGGCTTGGATCATGGTTCGCACGTCTTGTGCGCTGTTTTCGTCGCCGTTCATAAAGCGGTGGACGGTATCGACCACAATCAGTGATGGCGCTTCGCCAACACCGCGCACGGCTTCCAGAACGCGGCTGTAGCCCTCTGGCGTGTTTAGATCACAGCCGGTCTTGCTAACCCACAGATTGATATCTTCCGGTCGGTAATGCGCTGCCCATGCTGCTAATCGGCGCTTGATGCCGTAATGGCCTTCGCCGGCTAGATATATCACCGCGCCATGTCGTTTCACTTTGTTGCCGTGCCATTCCGGCAGGCTTGACGCGATGTGCAAACACCAATCTAGCACCACAAACGATTTGCCGGCACCGCTTGGCCCATGAACCATTGCCAGTGCGTGTTGTTCAAGCCAGCCTTTGATGATCCATTTTGGCGGCGCTTGATCAGCCATTAGCGCATTGGCCTTTAACAGCCAGCCATCTTGTGTGGGCGGCAGCAATATGGCCTTTAGATCATTCCCAGCCGCCCGGTAATCGTTGGCATCCATGCCTTCAATCGGCACCCGCACAACCCTAACGCCATACTTAGCGGCGGCTTGATCGGCATATTTAAATCCAATCCCGCCTTTGTCATGATCTGCAACGACCACGATGTCGGCCAAGCTGCCGCGCTTTTCCCGCAACGCCTTTGCTACGGCTGGCAGATTGCTGGCGCTGTAAGCAATCGCGCAAGCCTGCCCGGTTTCCTCTGTGATCGTGGCTGCGGTGGCAAAGCCTTCGGCAATATATATCGTGCCGCCGTTGTCATCACCGACGATCCATTGCGCCTCAGTGGCCCGCCCGCTGGCGTGATAAAGTTTGCCGCCGTCGCCGTCGATGTATTGGAGACTAACCAAATGCCCGGCTGGATCATACATAGGCAGGGCCAAACGCCCGTCACCTGTCACCCGCGCACCGTTGGGGCTGACACCCTTTCGCACCAGATACGGATGCCAATCAGGCGCACCAGCAAGGCTGGCCCAGATGGTCTCCGCCACGTCTGCAACGGCCTCCTGAATTTTGGCCTTGGCAGCATCACGCGCCTTGACGGCTTCGGCCAGCCGTTTGGCCTCTGCCATGCGCTCTGGGATCGTCAATTCGCGGCCAATGTCTGCGCGGAATGCGTTATCTATGGCCGCCCGCCAGCACCCAAACCGCCCAGCCGGAACGCCATCAGGGAAAACGCAATACCAGCCCGATGTGTCATGGCCCGGCTTGCCTTTGGTGTAGCTGTCAAAGCGGTGCAGTTTGCCATCAAGTTTAATGTTAGCCGGTGGCCTGATGCCCGCCTGTTCCATCGCGGCGGCAAGCTGGGCTTCTGGGGGGTCAAACTGCGGTTGGGCTGGTGGCGTCCACGGGCCATCTAGGATTTTGGTTAGGTCGCTCACGCTGCCACACCACCCATCAAATAATCTGACAGCGCCTTCATCACGTCATATGTCGGATTGGCTTTGCCAGTCTTGATCCGGGCAATCGTTGACCGATGCAAGCCTGTTGCCTCTGCAACAATGTCCATGCGCCTATCCCGAAGCGCAACCGCAATCTCGTCTAGGGTTAACATCAATCCACCTTTTCGCTGTTATGTGCTTTTTATGCTTTACAACCGCTTTCATGCCCTGTAAAGCCCTCAATCACACCGCGACCGGATTAGCCGACTGCGGTGTTGGAGAAAGACAATGGCTATCAACTTAAAGAGGACAGGCGGCCTATCCGCCAATGGTGTTAAGCTGTGCGTATATGGCCAGGCAGGCGCTGGCAAAACCAGCCTGATTTCGACCTTGCCCAATGTCGTGGCAATCAGTGCGGAAGGCGGCTTGCTTTCTATTGCCGGCGCAGACGTGCCTTATATCGAAGTCAAAAGTTTGGCCGATCTGCACGATGCCTATGCGTGGCTTACCGGCAGTGAGGAAGCCAAAGGCTTTCAGTCGGTGGCTATCGACAGCTTGTCAGAAGTTGCCGAAGTGGTGCTGAACGCTGAACTCAAAGCCAACAAAGATGGCCGCGCGGCATACGGTGAACTCAGCACCAAAATGAACGAGCTAATCCGCGCGTTTCGTGATTTGCCGGGCAAGCATGTTTACATGAGCGCCAAGCTGGAAAAATCTCAGGATGAGATGGGGCGCATTCTTTACAATGCCTCCATGCCGGGCAAGAGCCTAACGCAAAGCTTGGCATATTTCTTCGACCTTGTGATGGCCCTGCGTGTTGAACGCGATGCCGATGGCAACGCTCACCGTGCGCTGCTTACCGACAGTGATGGGCTTTGGCAGGCTAAGGATCGTTCCGGCAGGCTGTCTCAGTGGGAAGCGCCAGACCTTGGCGCGATCATTGCTAAGATTGGGAGTGTGTCATGCTAATTGCCCTCGCCATCGCACAAGCGATTTTCGCCATTGGCGCTCTGCCGGTGATCAATGGCAACATACGCGACAGGCACGTCAATGCAGCTTGGGGGAGCATATTTGCCTGCTTGCTGTTTAGCGTGACCGCCTACGTCCTTGCAATGGAGGGTATGCAGTGACCGTGCCAATTTATCAGCAATGGCTAAACGCCAAGGCAGTTGAGGAAGCCGCCATTAAGACGCGCCGTGATCTGGAAGATGCAATGGCGTTTGAGTTGGCTTTGCCGGCCAATCTTGACGGCACCAGCAACTTTGACCGTGATGGCTATGCGGTGAAGGTTGTTGGCCGCATCAATCGCAAGATTGATTCCGACAAGCTGCAAGCCTTGGCGGCAGAGCATGGTTTGGCCGATCACTTGCCCAGCCTTTTCCGGTGGAAGCCGGAAATCAATGCAACGGCATGGAAAGCTGCCGCTGCAACTATCACCCAGCCATTGCTTGACGCTATCACGTCAACGCCTGGCCGCCCTAGCTTCACCATCACACGGAAGGATTGATACAATGGCTCACCTCGGAGAAAGTTTCGCAGCCGATGAACTGCCCAGCGGCAATAGTGGCGAATATGAATTGCTGCCTGAAGGGCTTTATTCGGCCATGATCGCCAAGGCGGAAGTCGGACAGACGAAGTCAGGTACCGGCACGAAAATTGATCTGCGTCTCGACATCACCGGGCCGACACATCAAGGCCGGGTGATCTTTGCGGCGATCAACATCCGCAACCAATCGGCCAAGGCAGAGGAAATTGGCCGCCAGCAACTTGGCGAGATCATGCGCGCCATCGGCCTGCCACGCCTTGAAGATAGCGACCAGCTTGTCGGCGGGCAGTTGCAGATCAAGGTGAAGGTGCGCCAGCCATCACCGGATGATGTAGCGCGCGGCTACAGCCAAGCCCGTAACGATGTGAGTGGCTATCGCGCCTTGGCTGGCGGCGGGCTTCCTGCGCCGGCTGTTGCCAAAGCTGCCGCTGCACCGGCTGCATCTAGCGCCAAACCGCCCTGGGCAAAGTAACAACAAAAAATGGGGCTGGTGATGAGCCAGCCCCAAGTTGTTCACGGGAGGAGACAAACATGGCAAAGCTGCCGGAAACCATTATAGCCGATCAAAGTGCCGTTGCAAGCATGATAGATGCTCACCACGCTGCCAAGCGGGAACGGCCACGCCAGCACCTTGGCGCAAGCCTCTTGGGCCATCACTGTGATCGGTGGCTTTGGCTATCGTTTCGCTGGGCTGTCATTGAGCAATTCGAAGGCCGCATCTTGCGCCTGTTCCGCCGTGGCCACAATGAAGAATCCACCATCATCGCTGATCTGGAAGCCATTGGGATTACCGTGCGTGGCCAGCAAAACCGCGTCGATTTTGGCGCGCATGTTAGCGGCAGCATTGACGGGATTGGCATTGGCATTCCTGAAGCGCCCAAGACAGAGCATCTGCTTGAGTTTAAGACTCACGGAAAAAAGAGCTTTGACGATCTGGCGGCTAAAGGTGTGCGTCTGTCCAAATGGCAACACTTTGTTCAAATGCAGGTTTATTTAGCCGGGCTTGACTTGACGCGGGCGCTTTATGTGGCGGTTTGCAAGGATGATGATCGGCTGCACTGCGAACGGGTGCGCTTTGATAAAGATGTTGCCGATGCTGCCATTGCCAAAGGACGGGCCATCGCATTGGCCGACAGGATACCCCCCCCTATTTCAACCGATCCGACATGGTATCAATGCGGCTGGTGTCCCGCAAAAGCGATGTGCCACAAATCACAGCCGACGAAGGAAGTGAATTGCCGCACATGCGCCCATGCCACTCCAAAAGAAGATAGCACCTGGCACTGCGCCCGGTGGGACATGCCTATTCCGCCAGAAGCTCAGTATGACGGATGTAATGACCACGTTTTTCACCCTGACCTTGTGCCGTGGCAGATGGAAGGTTCCGACGATGGCTTATCAGTGACTTGGCTGATTGGGAAAAGCCGCCTGCGAAATGGCGTTGGCGGGCTGACATCACGGCAGTTGCTGGATGAGACTGTGCAGGCGTTGGCGGGTAAGTTTGAGGTGGTGGCGTGAAATACGGATCCGTTTGCAGCGGCATTGAAGCCGCAACCGCCGCATGGCACCCGCTTGGCTGGCAGCCAGCCTTCTTTAGTGAAATTGAGCCATTTCCACGCGCCGTGTTGGCCCATCACTATCCAACTGTGCCACTGCACGGCGACTTCACCAGTATAGGAGCAGATCAATATGGAGCAATTGACCTTCTTGTCGGAGGAACCCCCTGTCAGTCGTTCAGCGTCGCTGGCCTGCGAGGCGGACTGGATGACGACCGTGGCAACCTGGCCCTTGAGTTTCTTAGGCTTGCTGACCGAAAGCGGCCCAGATGGGTGGTTTGGGAGAACGTCCCCGGCGTCTTGTCAAGCAACGAAGGACGGGACTTTGGTTCCATACTCGGGGGCTTGGGCGAACTCGGGTATGGGTGGGCCTACCGAGTGCTTGACGCTCAGTTCTTTGGAGTGGCCCAGCGCCGCCGCCGTGTGTTCGTTGTCGGATACCTTGGAGACTGGCGACGTGCCGCAGCGGTTCTTTTTGAGCGCCACAGCCTGTCAGGGCATCCTGCGCCGCGCCGAGAAACGGGGCAAAGTGTTGCCAGAAGCATTAGAGCGCAGTCTCAAAGCAGTCACCGCGAGGACAGCGACAACTTTGTAGCTGAATGGCCCGCAGACATAGCGCCCACGCTCAACGCAGCGTTTGGCAGCAAGCAGGGGCTAGAGGATCAGCACAATGGGGGGGGGCTGGATTATTTGTCCCTGGCTCAGTGCCTGACGACCGGAACGGGCCAGCGATACGATGCCGAGACGGAGACGTTAATCCCTACGCACGGAGGCGGGTTCGATGTGATTGCCTTCAGTAAAGGCGATCATGGCGCCGACGCGGGCATGAATGTCTGCCCGACCATCCGCAAGGGTGGCGACGGTGGTGGGAACATGCCGGCGATCGCGTTTGAATGGCAGCGTGGTGCAACGCAAAATTTAGAAGTGACGGATAACTTTTCACCCGCGCTGATCAAGTCACAGACGCCGGCGGTTGCGTTTGACACTTATAATCAATCAGTCAGCAATGTTGGGCAAACATTGCAGCGAGGCACGGGACAAGATCAAATTGGCGCAGTTTGGGTTAATTCCGCCGTCCGCCGCCTGACCCCTGTGGAGTGCGAACGGCTTCAGGGCTTCCCCGACAACTTCACCGCCATCCCGTATCGCAACAAGCCCGCTGATCAATGCCCTGATGGCCCGCGATACAAGGCGCTGGGCAACAGTATGGCGGTGCCGGTGATGCGCTGGATAGGCGAACGTATTGCAGCGGTGGAGGCGTTCAATGCTTCGTGATTACCAGCGCCGCGCCATTGACGATCTTTATGATTGGATGCGGTCACACGATGGGCATCCTTGCCTTGTGCTGCCAACCGGCGCGGGCAAGAGCCACATTGTAGCTACACTTTGCAAGGAAGGGCTGCAAAACTGGCCGGAAACGCGGGTGCTAATGCTTACCCACCAGAAGGAATTGATCGAACAGAACGCGGCCAAAATGCGCGAACATTGGCCCGGCGCACCGCTGGGCATCTACAGCGCCAGCATTGGCAAGCGTCAGCTTGGGGAGCCGATCACGTTTGCAGGCATCCAATCGGTGCGCGAAAAGGCTTCGCTGCTAGGCCATGTCGATCTTGTCATTATCGACGAGTGCCACCTTGTCAGCCACAAGGATGAGGGTGGGTATAGGACTTTGCTGAATGCCTTGCTGGCCATCAATCCGGCGTTGCGTGTTATCGGACTGACAGCCACGCCATATCGCTTGGGGCATGGCCTTATCACTGACAAGCCGGCGCTGTTTGATGGTCTGATTGATCCGGTGACGATTGAAGAACTGGTTTACAAGGGGTTTCTGACAACGCTGCGAAGCAAGGTGACGAAAGCCCGCTTTGATCTTGATGGCGTCCACAAACGTGGCGGCGAATTTATCGAAAGCGAGTTACAGAGGGCGGTTGATACCGACGACAACAACTCCGCCGTTGTGGCTGAAATCATGGCGCTGGGCGCGGATCGCAAGCATTGGCTGATGTTTTGCACTGGCGTTGACCATGCCCAGCACATCGCTGATCTGCTAAACGAACGCGGCATCATCGTTGATTGTGTGACGGGCGCAACGCCAAAGGCGGAACGCGAACGGATGATCGGCGACTTTAAGGCTGGGCGCATTCAGGCGCTAACCAATGCCCAAGTCTTGACCACCGGATTCGACTTCCCGGCCATTGATCTGATTGCCATGCTGCGGCCCACTATGTCACCGGCACTCTATGTGCAGATGGCTGGGCGCGGGCTTCGCGTTGCGCCGGGCAAGGCTGATTGCTTAGTCTTAGACTTTGCCGGCGTTGTGGCCACGCATGGCCCGATCACTGCTGTGCAGCCGCCAACCAAAGCCGGCAAAGGCGACGGTGAAGCTCCGGTGAAAGTCTGCGAGTTTTGCGATGAGCTATGCCATCCCAGCGTGAAAATCTGCCCGGCTTGCGGCTCCGAGTTTCCAGCACCGGAGCCTAAAACCTACCGGCTGCACAACGATGACATCATGGGCTTTGCGCCGTCCGAAATGCCTGTCACGTCCTGGCGCTGGCGCAAACACACCAGCAAAACCAGCGGCAAAGACATGCTGGAAGTCACTTATTATGGCGCTCTGTCCGATCCTGGCGTCAAAGAATATTTGACCGTGACGCACGAAGGTTATGCCGGGGAGAAAGCAGTAGCTACGCTGGGCATCATTGCCAGCAATGCCGGCGTTGCGCTCAAGCCTAGCATGACGCTAGACGGTGTTGCGGCGATCCTAAGCGGTGGCAAGCCGCCAACTGGCATAACATATAAACGCGATGGCAAATATTATCGCATCATTGGGAGATTATGGGGATGAGCATGGCAACAAAGCCTGCCGCACTAATTGACTGGGAAGCTGCCCGGCCTAAGCTGTGCTGGGATTGCAACTTTTTTCACCGGGAATCGAACCATTGCCACAAACACGCCGCAACGCCACCCGATCAGTTTCAGGGAACGCCAAGCGCATGTCGGGATTGGAAGGA